TCGTCGCAGGTCTGGACCGCCTCTTCATCTTCGTCAACGCCAACCATCGTATACTGCCAGATTTCGTTGACTTGTTTGAATTGAAGGCATATGAGAAGGTACCCCTCTCCGACCCGTTCTCCAATTTTGGGAGAGTTTACGGGCCGCGGGCTCCCATGTCTTTCTGGATGCTAGGCATTCTCATTTCGTCCATCCGGCACTTCCCCGCAGCTCTCGAAGGGCTGCCGTTTTTCTCGAGCCAGAATCCCCACTGGCTTTCGCCGGGTTGGGCAGTGCAGTGTGTTACACTCATTGCTTGCTCCAACCTGGCCCGCTACGAAAGTAGGGTACCCCTTGTAAATCGTGCTCTCGAGTACGTTATGGGCAGCTACCAGCTCCCTCTAGCGGGCCTCACGGTCTTTGATGTAATGTTGTTTACATGTTTTATAACTTTCCCCGCGACGGTGCACTACGCACAAATCGTCACTGCCTTCAAAGACAAGTGTAATCTCCCGAAGTTTTACAAGCTTCCGAATCCCCGTACAGCGCAAGGTTTCATCTATTCACTCACGCAAAAATTTGTAGAACGCGTGAAGGGTGACGCCTTGTCAACGTTATATCCAGATGGGAACAGATATCACACTGTCACAAACAACAGGAAACTCCTTGGTGTACTCAAAACGTCATTATTTTCGACGTTATCGCAAGTTGTGCCCCCTACGTCGGTGAGAGATACCACCAATGCTCATGAGATTGAAGCAATCATCCGACGCAAAATCAGGGGCGCACTGCAACAGACCCACAAACTCGTCAAGGCATCAGGCCATTGCACGTTAAACCCACAGGTGTACGAATTTCAGGGTTCAGCATCACAGTCCGAGGGAACCGCTCCCGTTTGCCGACTTGATGCTACAGCCGCTGACCAACAAACGTATCCTCTGTTGCGGGTAGACACTTTGTCAGAACATGACTCCTTTTGTCTATACGACGTGGCCGGTGCTGCCGGGTATGAAGTCACGCGCGATCTAGTCATTGCCTCCCCGGCCCGCCTCATCACCATCGTGGGCGAGAGCCACAACTTTCTCGACACACCGAGCAGGGGAGATTGGAGCGATCGTTCGAGGAGGTCTGTCATCAAGGAACTTACTACAGATGGGAAACATATCAAAGTTACTGTGCCACAACTCGGCGAAGTTGTCACTCCATATACTGATGCCCTCACAAACCTCGGTATGACTGAACGATTGTGCGTTCACACCAACGTCCCCGTGACATCATATGAAACATACCGACAAGAATGCAGGGAACTTCTAGAAGAATTCGGGACCACTTTCGACCCGACCTATATGTTGCATTATGCCGCCTTATATTTGAGGTGGTGCACACCCCGACAAGCTTTCCCAGTGTTTGACGCGCTGTGGAAGCGATCTCCCAACCACCCACTCTACACAGGTACGCTACCATGTGCCAAGGTCTTCTCTGTCATCAACACGATTGCGGGAGGCAAGTCCGTCACTGTCCTCACAGAGGATTACACAGTCATCGGACCCAAAGCCACCGCTGTCATCAATGATGATTCAGTGCCCAACTTCCGTCCAATGGAAATTCCACACATCGACATCGACCCGCTTCGTCGGATCTTTTACCAAAGACTCATCACAAGGGTGGGTCCATCGTTGTGTCTCCATGTGCATGGTATTGTTGGCGATCAAACCCTTGGCGTTTTGAGCCGCACCACTGTCACAAATGACGTTCTCGCAACTCTTCTCCAGAAGGGAGCCACCAACAACTGGCAACTCCGCCCAATGGTTACGGCTTTCACATCGTCCGCTGACCAACCAGGGTTGCTGTCTGGTGCTCTAGCCGATCCTACAATGCTCAAGACCCAATACGAAACGGTCTGTGAGTTTTTCCAGTACTTCCAGAAAAGAGGTATTGCGATACCATCGGCCATCACTGATGACCTGGAAATGCTCAACGTCCCTGTCGCGCCAACAGTCTCAAACCATCCCGGAAGCGCCGGTGTCTCGAAAGAGATGCTGGTTCTCCTCAATCTTGGTTTGCGGATAACATCTTGCCCATTGAATTGGTCTGATGTCTCGCGATCAGTTGATGAACGTCTGATCAAGCCAGCACCTCTCACTAGTGACATTGTCCACCAATTTGTGGACACAGGAGTGTGGAAAACGTACAAACAATTGTCGGCCGCCAGGGCGTCATCCCTGGTGCGCAATGCACCACTCAATATATCTCTCCCTCACCCTACGAAACCCATTGAGGAGAGTTGTGTCCATGACCTTTTGACAAATGGTTATACATATACCACCAACAGAGTTCCTACAAGCACCTACGAGGAGCTGTACGACCAAGCGAAGCGCAAAAACGATTCCACAGCCATTACCAAGCTCTTGGCAACCATGCAAGATGACAAGCCACACGCAACCGTCTTCACGATGAACAGCAATCCCGTTCACGTTGATTCGACGACTGGCTTGCTCGTCAAGGGCCAATTTCGAGCTCAAGGAATGATCAAAGGAGAATGTCCAGGAAAACAGGCTAACTCCGTCTGTCGCATCGTCATCAACTTCAAATGTCAAGGGTTGACAGTAACAAAAGAAGTTGGGCTCACAGGAAAACACTTGCTCATGTCGGAAAATTCCGGCACGGTCATCGGGCACACACCCGGCGAAGAGTCAGAAATGATCTCCCAACTCGCCGTTGGTTTTCCCGTTGATCGAAGAATCGCGAGCAGCAAAAACAGCATGTGTCCCTTCCTGTACACGCCTGCCCATCCGGCTTTGACAACATCGCCGAACTCCCTCAAGTTACTAACTCTCCTTGGCTTTGAGAACCCCGCTCAATGTTACACCCAAGCGACAGCCGAAGTCCTACTCCAGGACCACATCTTCGAGAACCCCGATTTCTCAGACGCGCTGTTGACCATGTCGTCTTCCCTGCTGTCTAGCGCTGATTTCAGTGCTTTTGACGCGTCGCAGAACGGCCTCGTCACGGGTGTAATTTTTCGAGAACTCTACAGCCAGATCTTCCAGATCAATGCGGCTAACCGCCAAACGATTATGGAGGAGCTCATGGCTGGAGCCCGTGTGGCCGTCGATGCTTTTGATAGCATGGAAGGCTCCAAGCACGGGAGTTTTTGTCCCAGGATCCTGACCCCAGATGGTCGCTCCAATGGAAATCTGTCTGGAAACGGACGGACAACCTTCAAGAACAACATCGTTAATTCGATCGTTAGTTACAGAGCAATCCACCTGTTCCTGATTGATCTTCGTTTGAAGCTAATCAGCACTGCCAGGAAACAGGGCATTCGGGCTGTCTGCCCGCCGCTGGCCCTTTTCGACAGCGGCGAGACAAGCAAGAAACAGATTGACGACGCCTTAATCGGCTGCTGTCCACTTCTATTCCCGCACATGTTTCTCGTCTCCGGCGACGACAACGTGACGTGCTGTCCCATGACGTACGTTCACATCGCCGCTGAAGAGATTTCCATGAAAGCGGGCTTGGAATGTCCCCTGTTTCGAGACTCATCCAACCCGTACTGCCAAGAGATAAACTTTCTCGCGAAGAAGCATCACTTCGTTTACGAACCAACATTAAACACTTTGGAGAAAGTGTGTTCGTACCCAATCGTACTCCGGGCTATGCGCAAGATGGTCACATCAGCACCACACCGCTATCCCGGGGATCACATTGGAGCCGCCTACCTTGGCGCAGCTCTCGGACGGTTTGTTCAGGCAAGCCAGCCTGGAGGTCCCGGCCCTGTTCCGGTCCTCTTTGAGCTCACCATGGCTATGGCCTCCTTAGGACTCTCACTCCTCACATGGTCTCAACCGAACAAACAATCAGCAGATTCCGCTGTTGAAGTTCGAGCCATCATGGCGAAGCTCGTCCATGACAACCCAGGCGCCGTATCGGTTTACGCTGATCGGGGTATTTCCGACGTTGACAGGTTGGGGTATCTCGGTCGGCTCATCGAAACGGTATCTGTCAACGCTGGGTGTGTCGCAGACGATTTCAACAACATCCCTCTCGTCGGTCAACGGTTTTACTACGTTGAAACCGGTGAAACAACGGCCAGGAACCTCCCAATTTCTTTCGGAGACGGATCGTCCATGGACTTTCTCGTCGATCACGACTTGATGATGGAGGTCTTTGACCAACAAAAATTGTTTCATTTCACCGAAAATGTGAGGGCTGCCACCTTCGCCGTTGCAGACGGCGTTGGATTCATTCCCCCAAACGTGATCTATCACCTCCTGGAAACTTGTCCGGAGTGCACGTCAGAAATGTCTGACCTGTTGGATCTCGCCAAAAAGAGTGACTTCGCCTTGTTCCATAGCGAACCGGTCATCCCTGGCCATCACGCCAAACGGCTCACAGTTGAGATCGTACGCCCCGACACCCCCTCTTCCACGCCATCTGCTCCGGCATCCACAATTTCCGACACAGATTCGACCGAAGTCGATCGCAAAATCGGTCGCAAGCAGAACAAGCGAGGAGAATGGGTCAACGAGGGCAAAGCCGAATACAAGAAGCGAATGAAAAAGCTTCACAGTATATCCCACAACAGATCGGAGCAGTACTACAACCACTCCATGGCACAAATGATCACCCCACAGGATTTATCCCGTGGGGCGGCGAGCCCCGACATGAGCAACGCAATGCTCTCGGAGGCTTCAACATCTAGTTCTTCTTCTAGCAACACTGTCAACAGCCCCCCGCGGCCTCGTCTCTAGAGACGACCGCCCCCCTCCCTTGCAAGCCCATCAACAGTATTTGGTCGTCACTGTTGATGAATAGGGTAGTACGAGATGATGTTTATCTCGTCCCCGGCATCGGCCAACTAAACAATTCCAGGTTTCCCAAAGGGCATTTCCCCCTCCATCCAGCTTCAAAACAGGGATGGGAAGTCTGGTGCTCGCACTGTCACAGAAAATACAACATATACATATATAGCTTGCGAGGCGCATATAATTACATCACTGCCAACCATTCCGTTGGTCACCCCCGATCAAGAGACGTTTCGCCGATGCCGACGCCGCTGCTTTCCAAGGCAGCGTTCGCCCGCAAACAACGCGCACGCGAACCAGGAGTCACCGCCGTCGAAATCAATCGTCGGTTCGCTCAATCCGTCGTGTCTCATCGAGGAACCCCTGCTGCCATCCGTGGCCGAGGAAATTACAACCAGGTTCTCAACTCCCGAGCCCGTCCCGCCGCTGTCCGCGGACGAGGCGACTTTCGCCAAGTTGCAAGAGAAATCATCCCCGCAGGCTCGTTCGCGCGCGCTGGCGGTGCAATTGGTGGAGCTCTTGGCGGCCCCGTCGGAAGAACCCTGGGCCGAATGGGCGGAGGCTTCGTATCTCACCTTGTTGGGTTCGGAGACTACACCGTTCGACAGAACTCGGTCATGCAAGGAAGCATGGGAGGTGTCAGTGGCAAGGATTCTTCTTTTGACCCCTCAGGCTCAGCGCGAATTCGCTTGCGTCGCCGCGAGTGCGTCGGAGTCATCACAGCCCCCGCTGATCCCGCTGCTTTCAATACCACCACTCTACGGATCCAGGCCACCAACTCCACGCTCATGCCGTGGGGAGGCGGCATAGCCCTCCTGTTCCAGGAATATCAACTCCACGGTGGAGTTTTCAGTTTTGAGTCAACTTTCTCGAACTACTCCGCCGCTGGTCCCCTTGGTACAGTGGTCATGTCAACTCAGTACAATGCAGCCGATCGTCCTTTCCACGACGTTGACGCAATGCTGAACTCAGCCTTCCGCACCTCTGGCAATCCATCGGAAAACCTCAACCATGGGCTGGAGTGTGACCCCGCACTCCAAGACGCCAAATTTCTCAAGTGTCGCAATCACTCGAACGACTGGTCTACACAGGCTCCAAACAACTACGACTTTGGTAATTTCACCATCGCAACAGTCGGGTTGCCTGCAGCTTGCGCCAATGCCCAGATCGGTCGCCTGTACTTCACTTACGACCTCGAGTTGCTGCTGCCTCGTGTCGCCGACCCACTTGTCCCGAGTCGGTTCCGCGAGATTTCACAGTACCTCGTTGGCCAAGCTGGCGTCATTGGAGTTGCCCAATTCACTCCTGCATCTTCCGGCGGAGTTGTCCAACCCATCTCCACTGTTCTCCCCAAGAACTTGTACTACACACCTGGAGGGTCAAATGTGCAGTCTCCGACACACGTGACGAAGTCTGGTGCACAGTTCATCGGGAACATGTGGGGTGGGTCTACGGCCTTCGACGGTCAAACGTGCAGTCTCACTGGTTGTTACCACAACCAGCTGGCGCTAGGAAACCCTCCCAACCCCAACGAGATTGTGATGTTCCCCCCCGACATCACTGGAGAAAATCAAACATGGTATGAGCCAGCCACCCTTCCGACTGCTGCTCAAGGCCAATTCATGTGGGTCTGTGGCACTCCCTACTGCCAAGATCCAGATGACGGTACTGCTGTCACGTTCAATTTCCGTCACGGCGGGTGGTACGAGCTCACTTTCTTGTGTCCACACGCCATGATTGGTTGCATCGCGAGAGCCTACTGGCCCACAACGGGCACAGCCACAGGAGTCGGTCTTTGGGATTCAATCCTTGCTGACTGGACAGGTTCAACCCACCCCTTCTTTGAAGGGGAGGAGATTCCTGCGTACACCACCGAAGGGGCCGACATGGAGTATACCCAAGTCCTGTCCAACGCCCCTCTCGAGTGTTTCACGCCCAAAGCCGGTACCACCGGTCCCCTGTTCTACAAGAAATTCGGAGACTCCGGATGCCCTCTCGAGATCAAGTGGAAAATTCGCTTCAACTCGTCGGCACCAACCCGGTCCATTCGATTTGCAGGGGTCCGCGCCCCCATCACCCTGGCAGGCTCGCCTCAAGTTGACTTGTACTACTACTCTTCTCCAAAATCCGCAGCGACCAACTTCACCCAAGCCGGAGGGTCGATTGTCCCCCAATGGTCAGTCAGATTCCTCGGTGAGGACATCACAACGCAAGACTAAAATCAAAACACAAAACAACCAAAAACACAAACTTTCAAAACCCCCACAAAAACAAAAACAAATGTATACCGCGAGTATCCCCCAAGCAAAAATGAGTCAGTTCTTCTACTCAGCCTACAAATTTTCAGTATAGTTGTTAGCATCAACA